GCCCGGACCGGTCCTAGACGAAATACTCGTAGTTGTCGAGCGGATTCGTGGTCAGGACTTTCTCGCGGATGGCGATTTCGAACAGGTGATGAAACGCCTGGATGTAGCGGTTGACCGTGGCCGATTCGTGATCTTCGAGGAGTTTTTTTTCAAGCCCCTGAAAGTCGTCCATCGTAAAGTCCGCGAGCCGCTTGTCGCCGATAATGGGGAGGGCCAGATTGTACCGCTGAATGTCCCGGTCAAGGCTCGCCTTCCCCGCCTTCCGCTTCCGATAGACGGGGATGAACTCGGAGAGGGTGACGTTGCGGCACGTGTCCGGGCAGGGAAGGCCGTAGTGGGCGGCGAGAATGGCGGCGTCTTCCTGGGCCATGCGCGCCGAGAGAAGCGATTCCTGGCCCTTGCGGACCTTGAGGGCGCGGTAATAGACGCGGCCCCCCAACATGCGCTTGTACCACCACCAGGGGCCGCGCAAATACGCGCCCATCACGACGGCTTCGGCCCAGGCTTCGGCGGCTCCGTGTCCTTCGGCTCGTCCGGCTCGGGCGGCGCGATCGTCGGCGGAGGGTCGTGGTTCTCGGTCCACATATACCAGTCGATTTCGGGGTTGCCGTCCTGGTCGAGCTTCGACCCGTCGATCTTGATGATTGCTTTGAGGCCCATTATTGTTTAAAGAAGTCGGGCAGGGTCGTCGTCGCGCTTTGATAGAAGATCAGGACGACACATGCGGCGGCGACAAGGGCCGTGATGAGCGACAGGATCTTAATGACGTTGCTCGTGAACTTGTCGTCGTTAGGATAGTTCCTGATCCCCGCCGCGAACATCCTCGTAAAAATGTACGCACCTACCATGATGCTTAAATAGACGAACATGCGCACCCCCTTGAGATTATTTCTTGATTTCATCCTTCAGCCGTTGCGGCAGATACTCCATGATTCGCTCTACGAAAAGCGCGGCCATCATGGAAAGCTCGTCCCTCTTTTCTTTGGGCAGGCACAGGTCGCCCGGCTTCGCGTCGAGGGCTTCGGCGATCTTAAATAATGCCGGCAAGCTACAGCCCTTCCCTTTTTCGGCGTTGCCAACCGTGCCTCGCGCTACCTTGGCTTTTTTGGCAAGTTCCTCCTGGCTCATTTTACCCCGCAACCGAACGATGTTATCGGCGATGACGCCGTAGAATTCTTTTAGTTTTCCCGCCTCAATACTCACGGCCTGGCCGGTCATGTTCGCCTCCTTTTTGCCCGAATTCTATGACAAACCGGGCAAAAACGCAACCGTAACCAATCGCCATATCAGCATCTTATACATTTTGCTTGACTTTTTATACATTAAGACTTACTTTATATACAGCATGAGCAAGATTCAGGACAAGCAACTTATTGAGCGATTCACCTCCGAGTGTGCGCGTCGCGGCTTTACGCTCGAAGAAATGGGCGCGGCGATCGGGCGCACGAAGGGATGGGCTTCGCAACTCGTCAACGGAAAAACGAAGCGGCCCGGCTGGAGAACGCAGAACGAAATGCGCCGCTTCCTCGGTGAGATATGACCCCCGACCTCACGAAAAAAGAAGTCGCGGCCGAGTTGAACATCTCGCCCCGGACAGTAGCGAACTACTTGGCGAAGCGGCTCCTCCCGCATTATCGGATTCCGGCAGGCCCGCGAATCCGCCGCGTTGACCTCGATGCTTTTAAGGCTGCCCGTTCCTTCGGTCATCTTCAATCCGATCAAGCCCCGCGTGGATAATATGGATTCAAACTACCGCCGAGTCAATCCACACGAACACGATTCCTTGGATTATCGGCAGAGCGAGTTTCAACGGCTCCTCTATACCCTGTTCATCTATGAGAAGAAGTTCAACATCGTCGAACTCGCCGAGTTCCTGAACAGAAAACCCGATACCTGCTACGCCTATTGCGAGGGCGAACTTCGGCTCCACGTTGACGACGCCCGCCGGATCGTCCGGTTCATCGCCTCGAAAGACCCGAAGGAAACGCGCCTCGTCGATTACTTCATCAACGCCGCTGGACTCATGGCCCTGCCGCGAGTCGACGGCAAGAACGGGAAGAAGATCCAGGCGATCCTCTGCGATATCGCCGAACTGACGAAGAAGGAGGAGTGACCATGAGCAACCCGCGATTGACGATGGACGAGGACTTCCGCGAGTCGTGCCGGGAAGACGTTCACCCGGCCCTGCGGAGGCGCAACTGGCCCGAGCCGGAAACAGCGAAATGCCGCGCCTGCGGGAAACGCCTCGAGTTGGCCCACCTCACGGACGACCTGCTCTGCCGCGACTGCGATGAAGCCGTCAAGGAACTGGAAGCGATATGCCAATGACAAAATCCAAGGCCATCAAACTTTTCTGTTTCGACTGTGCGGGCGAGTCCACCAAAGAAGTGACGCTCTGCCCGTGCCTCGACTGCCAACTCTGGCCATTCCGGTTCGGGAACACCCCGGCGGCGGCTGGCTACAAGTCGCGGATGATGACGGCAAAAGCCAACTATTCCGCAGATTTCTCCGAAATGCTTGCCAATGGCATCGAAACCGCCCGGTTCTTCCAATTCTCAAGCAGTAAAACGCGCTCCGTGGCGCAAAAGTCTGCGGATGCGGCCCGTGGTATGGCCTTAAAGGGGATTGCCTCCAAAAGACGTACCAATCGCGATATTTCAGCAAAAGAGGAGATTTGACATGGACCCCAAAGTTCAAACAATCCGGCCATCGTACACCACGACAACGCGCGCCCCGGAGCTCGTCTTTCTCGACGAGTGCATCGCTTTTATTAAAGTCATTGAAGCGCGGTCATCGATGATCCTGGCCGAGCTCGACCACATCAAGAAGGCCGTCGCCGAGGACAAGCAAGAAGAACGGAAGGCGGCCTGACATGTGGCTCCCCGTCCTCGCGCTCGCCGTCGCGCTCTACATCGATTTCAGACAGACCTACGGAAAACCTAGGGATATTTTTTAATGCCGATTAACGGTCGAGACTCTGATCCTCAGCCCAACAAATCGGGCGAGGCAGTTAAGTCCGGCTGTAAAGAGGTTTCTATGTTGCTACAAGCGGCCCGCCCAGAGTCCGCGTTCCTGAAACTGGGCATCTATGGAGACGCCGGAAGCGGCAAGAGCTACACGTCGTCGCTCGTCGCCATCGGCCTCTCCAAACTCCTCAAGTCTGCGAAGCCCGTCGGTTTCGTGGACACGGAAACGGGTTCGGATTATCTCATCCCGATGTTCGAGCGGGAAGGGGTGAGCTTGATTCGGACCAAGACCAGGGCCTTCGCCGATCTCCTCACGGTCATCGACGAAGCGCAGGAAGCGTGTGACGTACTTGTAATTGATAGTGTCACACACTTTTGGAACGAACTCGTCTCGTCCTACAAGAAGACGAACAAGCTCTCGTTCATGACCCTGAAGCATTGGGACCCGCTCAAGCAGACCTGGAAGGAATACACGGACCGCTTCGTGAATTCCCGCCTCCACATCATCGTCGCCGGACGGTCCGCCGACAAGTGGGACGAGGTCGAGGACCCGAACGACGGCGCGAAGGAACTCAAGAAGGTCGGGACCAAGATGCGAGTAGAGGGCCAGTTCGCGTACGAACCGAGTCTCCTCGTCGAGATGGAAGCCGTCCAGCTCACGGCCCGCGCCGGGGGCAAGGTCATCCGCCGCGCCTTCGTCAAGAAGGACCGCTTCGACATCATGGACGGCGCGTCCTTCGACAACCCCACCTTCGACACCTTCATGCCGCACATCGCCAAGCTCAACCTCGGCGGCGAACACAAGGCGTTCGAGGAGGGCCGGGACTCCACGGCCATGTTCACCCGGAACGACATCGGGGAGCGGAAGTCCATCCAGAAAGAGATCCTCCTCGAAAAGATCCAGAACGAGATCAAGAAACTCCACCCCGGCCAGACGAAGGAAGACACGCGGGCCAAGATTGACCTCCTCCAGGAACTGTTCGAGACGAACTCCTGGACGGAAATCTCCACATTCTTCTCGAACGAGAAGCTCGCGGAGGGATTGAACAACCTCCAGCTCAAGGCACTCCGGGCGGAGGACGACATGGCGAAGGCCGAGGCGGTCAAGGCCGAGCCTCCCGCCGCGCCCGTTCCCACGAACGGCAAACCCAAGACGAAAGGAGCAAGAGTATGAAAAAGATCATGATCGGAATCGGTGGACACCACCTGTGCCTCGATGCCAACGGAAACATCGGGGCCATCCTGGAGGCACTTGGAACGGCCAGCGTCTATCGGAAGACATATAGCAAGGCCAAGCAATGGGAACTCGTTGGTGACGGCGACGCCTCTGACGATGTGGAGGTGCTGATCGTCAACGAGGACAATTTGGCTCCGGCTACGCCCGTCATGGAAAGCATGGCCGAGGAAGTCAAGCGGACGAACTCCATGTGGTCCAAAGAATACGCCCGTGCCAACAAGGCGGAGGATGAAGTGAAGGCGCTTAAGGCCAAGATCGCCGCCTTCACCAACCCGGTCCCCGATGGAGATGTCGCATGAAATGGCCCGAGCCCAAGAAAGGCATTCCCGAAGGTCACTACACCTTCACGCTCAATCAGGAGCCGGACCTGAAGGTCGTCAAGACCGCCAAGGGCGAGTTCCGGCGCCTCGACCTCTACGTCACCTCGACCCCCGGTGAATACAAGCACCGGGAAGGATTCGTTCCTTGGGATCCGCGCTATGAGTCCCTGTGCGCCGCGCTCAACGTCGAACACGGCAAGGACATCCAGATGGAAGGGGCGGCGTTCGAGGCCGACATCGAATACGAGGCAGACAAGGCTGACCCCGAGAAGTCCTGGCCCCGGCTGAAGAACATCATCAAGGCGGGGGAGTTCTGCCCGAAGACGGGCGACGGGGACGGGGACATCCCGTTCTAAGACAATGATCCACACGACGCTCCGGAGCACAGGCCCCCAAAAGGCGGCAGGTTCCCCTCCTCTCCTGCCCTCTGGGGCGTCGTTCTTTTCAACGAATCATCATGCCGGGGTGTCCAAGTTATACAGGAGCGGGGCCGACCACCGCCCCCTCCCCGGCGTTTTCTGTGAAAGGTAGAGCATGAACATCCCGAAGAACGTGCGCCTTTTCTTGGAAGAAAGGGCCAATGCCCAGGCAATAGGCAATTATTCATCATTGCTTTGCGAGATAGAAGAACAGCTTGAGATCCTCGAAGAAAAAGAAACCCCAATGGTCAGCCCTGTTGAGCAGATGTTTTTCATTGAATGGTATGCGCGACGCTATGGTCGAGACACGGCTGACGTCGAGGATCGCTTTGACCTCATGCCACAGTATCAACTTGAACACCTAACGGGAAAGTATCGCCTAGACTTTTCTGTCGAGTTCCTCACGGGCGTCGTGAACTGCCCAACTGATTCGGTTTACAACCATCGCGAACTGGAAATCTTCGAGAAGGTGCGGGCGCCCTTGTTGGGCATCGAGATTGACGGCCATGAATGGCATGAGCGAAACAAAGAACAGGCCCAGCGTGACAAGTCGCGGGAACGTTTCCTTGTGGCGAACGGCTGGAAGATCCTCCGTTTTACGGGAAGCGAGGTCTTCAAAGATTCCGGCAAGTGCGTCACCGAGACAATCGATTGCGCCACGACCCTGGCGAGGATATGGCATCAGCAAATTAGAGGCTATCTTTTGGGGAAGGCATGAAATCCCCCGCGTTCCAATTCTACCCCGCTGATTATCTCGCCGACGCGAAGGTCCAGGCCCTCAGCATCGAGGGCGAAGGTTGCTATTTCCGGCTCCTCTGCTACTGCTGGCGCGAAGGGTTTATCCCCGCTGATCGAGGCCGACTCTCAAGATTGTGCAAAGGATATGACGGCCCCGGCATTGATGAGGCCGTGTCCATGTTCCGCAAAGGATGCAAGCGGGGAACCCTCATACATGGTCGTTTAGAACAGGAAAGGCAAGCACAGGCGGCCCGGTCCAGGCTCATGAAGGAGTCTGGTTCGCATGGCGCAGAGAAACGATGGAATAAAGCTAGGCTATCTCAAAAGATAGCCAGGCTATCAGACATTCACCTAGACCCATACGCAGACGAGCAATGGCCGATACTCGTGGAGGCATGCGCAAACAAATGCGTCCGTTGCGGTGTCGCAAAAATTGAACTTCACGGAGGATCGCTAACCAGAGACCACATCATTCCGCGACACATGGGCGGCAATAATTCCATCTCCAACATTCAACCCGTTTGTAGAAATTGCAACTCATCAAAGAGTAAGGAAACAATCGATTATCGCCCAAGTAGTTGGATTAACGCATTTTCCGCTGATAGCCTGGCTACCATTTTGCCAATAGCCTTTGATAGCTCTTCATCTTCATCTTCATCTTCATCTTCAACTTCGGCATTAAACCCCCTTACCCCCTTTGAGAAAGGGGGCCAGAAAAAGCCGAACAATCGAAAAACTCGGAGGATGGCCGTCGGCTCCTCCGGCAACGTGGCCGAGGAAGTCGCAAGAGCTACGGAGCGGAATCGTCAGCGGTTCCCTGAACTCGCGGAGAAGGAGTGAACATGACCATCTTCTACATCGCCCTCGGCGTCGTTGCCCTCGCGCTCATCATCCGCCGCTCGTTGCGTCAGATCAAGCGGACGCAGATGAACAAGCTCTACGTCAGCGAGGCGTATCGGAAATGGATGCTTGAGAAGCCGGACGAGTGCGAGCTGGGGAGGCGGGGATGAGGTTTATTAAAGTTGACCGATGTTCTCTTTGCCCATATCGGTTTGCCGACGTGGTGGTAAAAGACGGGACAATGGATTTCTGCGTCCGAAAGCAACGGCAGCTAGACTATCGGGCCTGTCAGAAAAAAGGCGAGTTCCCGAAAGGATGTCCCCTGCCGACGAAGGTCAACCCATGATTCGCCTTCGCTGGTGCTGGCTGGCCCTTATTCTCGGTCTCTGGGCCGGCACTATCTGCGGGAGGACGGGGGAGGGGAGATGAAAGCCATCGACGCCGATTTGCGAATTGCGCACGAGAAAGAAAAACACGCAAGGTATTATGCCTCACATCGGGACGAGACCCAGGCGCGGTGCCATGCTTACTATATGTCACACAAGAAAGAACACCAGGCCAGGTGTAAGGTCTGGAATGATGCCCACAGGGAAGAACGAATAGTTTATCACAGGAAATATAACATTATCCATCGGGAAGAACTAAGAGAGCGCAAGTTGGTCAAGGCCTACGGGATTTCGCTACTCCAGTATAACGCTCTCCTTGATAGCCAGGGCGGCGCATGCGCCATTTGTAAAAGGATGGACTGGAACGGAAGGGGGCCTCACGTTGACCATGACCACACCACGGGAAAAATCAGGGGCATTGTATGTAGTTCTTGCAACACGGGCCTAGGTTATATCAGAGACAATCCTGGCATTGCGCGGGCTATGGCAGATTATCTTGAGGAGAAAAAATGAACCCCAGGTTCTTTATTTCCCATGCTCGCATCCTCGCCAATCTACTCGCCGGTATCGTCCTCGTTGCCATTCTCGCGGGGCTGGTCTTCATCATCATCGACGAGCGATGCTCAAAGAACGTGTCCGATCCGGTCAAGCCATTCGTCCAGGAGGTGAGGTTTAAATGAGCGAATCAAATCCGTTCGCGGCGGCCTTAACCGCCTTAAGTGTTTCGTTGGCTCAGCTCGATTATGTCGGCGAGGATTGCGATGGGGTGAAAGAAAGCATGGCCCAAGCAGAAAGGCCAATTCCATCGCCGCATGGAACCGCCGTGCAAAGGTGACGCCATGAAGCCCAAGTCCGGTGTTTCGACGCAGACGCGGAAGGTGTGGCTGGTCTTTGGGTGCCGTGGTAATTATCGGGGAATTTTCAATACGGAGGGTGATGCACGCATGGAAATGACGTTTAGAAATGAAGGCCCGTATAGTTGGAAGCCCTACCGCGTCGTCCGCGCCACGCTGACATGGCCGACGAAAGGAGAAGGACGATGACCGAACAAGAACGCACGGAGAAAATAATCACACAGATATACAGAATCCTGTGGGGGCTGGTAGGTAATGCCAGCAATTACAGCGATGCCCTTGGGAAGGAAATGAAGGCGTTGAAAGATTTGATAGAGGCCAAGCCATGACCGCCCCGCTATCAGCCGAGAGGGTTGAGGAGTTGCGGGAGTATGCCCTTGACCAAAACCTGCCGCCCGACTTTATGGACTTGTGCGACGACTACTCCTCCCTGCGGGAGGAGAACGAGCGGCTTACTTACCTGCACAATCTTGACCATAGTTTAGCCGACCGATGGCTCGCAAGGGCCGAGAAAGCCAAGGCCGAACTCGACATGAAAAAGGCAATCATCAAGGACATCCAGTCGGCGTTGGGTTGTGGGGACGAGTGGCCGTTTACGGCGGCAACGCGATTGAAAGCCGAACTCCTCTCCGCCCAAATGACCAACGCTAAGAACGGGGCGGTCATCATCGAGCAGATGGCCGAACTCGAAAAGCAGAGGCCGCTGGTAGAGGCGGCGAACGGGGCAATCTACGAAGAAGATGGCATATTCCGCTGTGGGATGGAAACTGGCCAGGCCATCCTCCGCGCCGCCCTCGCACTTAGGGGGAAGAAATGAAAGACGAACGGGAAAGATTTGAGGAGTGGTGGGCCGTCACAATGGGGGCCAGCATGAAGGGGTCAAAGTATCTGGCCCGTAACGCTTGGCTTGCCGCTCTTTGGGCATACGAGGTCAATACGAAGCCTATCGAATCCTCGGGCGAGAAGGACAAATTGCGGGGGTCGTCTAATGTAGGAATCGAGCGTAAGCCCGATGGTCCCGGTTCGAGTCCGGGTCCCCGCTTACCCGCCCCCCTGCCCGAGGTCGAGGAGGCGATGAGAGTTCTTTCCGCCGAGGGCGACGCCTTGTTTCCATGTCCATTCAAAGAGCAATACAAAGCCGCCCTCGCCGTTATCCGGGCCGCGCTAAAGCCCAAGGTCGCGAGGCGGAAGTGGCTATCGGACAGGTTCATCCCTCACAGATACGGCTTGGATAGTTATGTTATTGACGCCATAGTCGGCATACTCCGTGAACTCGGCATCGAGGTCGAGCCATGAGCGAATCTCTGCTCGTCACCGATATCCAGTCTTTCCTCATCGACCATGCTTACGGCGCGGCCAGGGCGACACCCCGGCGTCACCTACTTCACCACCTTCACCTCCAGGGCCATGCGATAGACGACCGGAAGATGCGCAAGGCCTACGAGAACATGGGCAAGGTGGGGTCGTGTAGCAAGGGCATATTCTGGATCGTGACCGCCGAGGACCGCAAGATCGCCCAAGGCCAACTCCATTCCCATGCGATGAGCGAACTCGTTCGGGAGCGGGAGATACGGGACGCGGGGGCGAGCGGGGAGCAGGGGAGGCTGTTCACATGAAGATCCTCCGCGTCTTTCTGCCCGGGTGGATCGCGGGCGGCGTTATCGCAAGGTCGGAGGAGAGAGGTTGAAACGATGATTGATTCCAGGCGAATTGATGAAATTAGGAGGTTAGTTGATTCCCCTATGGGGCCGAACGGAAGACCCCTAGATATGGAATCATATTATGATCTTTGTTACATCTTAGACGAGTACGAAAATCAAAGGACAAGGCCGGCAAAGGACGCCCCCCAAGCAAGGGGGGCAAAGTGAAATTCAAGCAGTTCACGACTCGGCGATGCAATTGGCATACCCCGAAGGCCATCTACGACGACCTCAATGCGGAGTTCGCGTTCAACGACGACCCCTGCCCCGAAGGAGGAATGTTCGGGACAGATCGGGCATGGGGATCGTCCACGTTCTGCAATCCGCCCTACGGCCCCGCGATCGCCGAGTGGATAGAAAAGGGCATCCTTGAGGCCAAGCGGGGCAAGGTCGTCGTTTTCCTACTCCCGGCCCGGACGGACACGCGCTGGTTCCATGACATCGTTTTGCCGAACAACCCCGAGATCCGATTCATCAAGGGGCGACTTTGTTTCTCCGAAGGTGGTCGCGCCCCGTTCCCGTCTATGATCGTAATTTTTGGAGGACAACCATGAAGGTCATTTTTATCTCTGGCCCGTATCGTTCGGATACGGAATTTGGGGTCCACGAAAACATCCAACGCGCTGAGCGGGTGGCTATTCGAGTGTGGCAGTTGGGCCATGTCGCGTTCTGCCCGCATAAGAATACGGCATATTTTGGAGGCATTGCGCCCGACTCGGTTTGGCTTGATGGAGATATAGAAATCCTCAAGCGTTGCGATGCCGTGTGCCTAGTTCCGGGATGGGAGAAAAGTTCAGGTGCGCTTGCCGAGATCAAATTGGCAAAGGAAATCGGAATTCCCGTCTATGACAAACCCGAGGATATCCTTTGACCAACTACGCACGCGGCGCGAATTTCGAGCGCGACGTCAAGCGCGACCTTGAGGGCAAGGGCTATCTTGTCATTCGCGCCGCAGGGTCGCACGGCATCATGGACCTCGTGGCGTTCAAGGCGCGATGGACCGACGAGGGGGCAATCTGGTTCGTCCAGGCCAAGATCAACGGCAAGGCGTCGCCGGCGGAACGGCGAGAGTTATTCGAGACCGCATTCTCTCGCAACGCATGGGCCGTCATCGTTTCGCGCCCGAAGCGGGGGGCCATTCTCTACGAGCGGCTATTTGTGAGAGGGCATAAACAGTTCGTGGAGATATTCCCATGACGAAAGGTTCTCATTGTAGCGCAGAACATCGCGCTCGGATATCTGCGCAGACGAAAGGGAAGCCCCGTCCTCATACAGCAGAGTGGAACGCGAAGATTGGGGCAGCAAATTGCGGTCGAAAGGTCAGTCCCGAAACCAGAGAAAAAATCGCCGCAGCGCAACGAGGGACAAGGTGCCACAACTGGAAGGGCGGAAGGATAATTTGCGAAAGGGGATATGTTCGCAAGCATTGTCCAGATCATCCCTACGCCAACAACATGGGCTATGTATTTGAACATCGCCTCGTTATGGAGGCCCACCTTGGGAGAACTCTCCTGCCCTCTGAGGTGGTTCACCACATTAATGGGAAAACGGACGACAATCGTGTTGAGAACTTGATGCTTTTTTCAACGAGGGGAGAACATACTCGCCATCATAAAAAGCGGGTGGAGATATTCGCATGACCCCCAAAGACCCCCGCCCCGCGTTCTGCCTCTGGCGTGAGGAGTGCGACCTGTTCAAGGCGTGCGCCCACTCCGTTGACCTCGACCAGCCCAGGTTCTGCCCGACGTATCGGGGGCCATATTGCGGACGCTTCACGGCGAAGGAAACGCCAAAGGACAAGGAGAAAGCATGAAACGCATGGTTGTCGTGTCAGACTTTCACGCGGGCCACGAATTTGGCCTCTGCCCCCCGTGCTCCCATCGCCGCGCCGCGTCATCCAAGACGGGCGAGTTCGAGGACGCCCTGTGGCAGTTCTATGCCAAGGCCCTCGACCAACTCAAGCCCATTGACATCCTCCTTGTCAATGGCGATTGCATCGAGGGGAAGGGCGAGTCCTCCGGCGGGGTCGAACTCCTCACGACGGATCGCCATGACCAAGCGGAGATCGCGGCCGGGGCCATTCGTTACGCCGAGGCCGACACCGTGCGCATCATGTACGGGACGCGCCGCCACGTCGGCAAGGAAGAGGACTTCGAGTCCTGCATCATCGACAAACTCAAGTCGAAGAACGCGAAGATCCAGGGCCACGGATTCTTTGACGTGAACGGGCGCAAGATCGACGTGAAGCACAAGGTCGGCGGGAGCACTATCCCTCACGGTCGACTTACGCCTCTGGCGAAGGCCGTCCTCTGGAATAAGCAATGGGCGAGCGAGGGGCGGCAACCGAAGGGCGAGATATTCATCCGCTCCCACGTTCATTATTTCGCCCAATGCGGCGGCTTCGGGTGGATAGCCATGAGCACGCCCGCGCTGACTTACAACTCCCACTTCGGCGTCAGGGAGTGCGAGGGGTTGGTCGATGTCGGCATGGTGGTGTTCGATTTCAACGACAAGGGGGACTATACATGGTGGCCGATCGCCGCGGACTTTGCCGAGCTCAAAGTCAATCCAGAATCCCTCTAGCGGTGAAGTGGAGTGACGTGATGGACGCAAAAGAAGAAACGGCCAGCTCTTACATCTTCATCGGCGACCTTGCCGCGCTCCTGCGCGTCCGGCCTGAAACGATACGGCGGCAGGCCAGGGGAATCGGCGTGACCTTTTCTACGCTACGGAACCCGAACGCCAACAACACCATTTGTCGGGCCGTGACAGCGGCCGACGCGAAGCGAATCATCGCGGCCATCCGCGAAGGTGGATATGTCACCGATGCCAGGGTATTGACCCCGGCGGAAATCTCAAAACTTTTGGAGGAGTAACACAATGCCGACGACAATTTTTCTCAAGGGCGGAGTCAAGTTCACGCTCAAGGGCGATGGCCCCGGGACGATCATCAAGCGGTTCCTGCGGCCGATGGCGGTGGGGATCGCCATGAACGGGCACCTGGTCGAGTTCCGTTGGCGGGACAGGATTTTCATCGACCCGCTGCCGGAGGCCGAGTACCAGGCGGAGATGGCCGCGCAGAAAGCCGCGCAGGACGAACAGGCGAAGGCGCAGGCCGAGTCCCAGGCGCAGGCCGAGAAGGACAAGGACGCGGCCCTGGAGAAGGCGGCCGAGAAGTTCATGCTCACGTACGGGCCGGACAAGGCGAACTGGCCCGAGAACTTGCGGCCCAAGACGCAGGCGCCGGACGTCTCGCAGAACTGAGGACGCTATGCCCATAATCCTGTTTTACCTAAACGGCAGACAGCGGGTCGTCCAGGGCGAGTCCTGGTCGCAACTCAATAACGCCGGGGGCCAGGTGCCGGGATGCGTCACTCTCAGGCGCATCCCTGACGGCGGCAAGATCATCGTCGTCAAGTCGGCCCTCGCCGACGTCGAGGAGTTCACGGAGGAGGCCTGGCAGAAGATGAAGGACGACGAGGAAGCGGCCGCCGCGGAGCAGGCGAAGAAACGGTCCGAGGACGATGCCGCGAAGAAGGCGAAGGTCGCATCGGAGACGCTGAAACTCCTGGAGTCAAAGACGCTGAGGGGGCGGGTCAAGCGGCTGTTCGGGGGCAGGAAATGACCCCGCTCCGCCTTCTACGCTTGGCCCACGGTTATGTCAAGCAAGAAACCTTCGCCATAAAATGCCACATGGCGGAGAGCCACCTCTGCCGCCTGGAACTTGGGCAAAGAAAGCCGTCCGAGGGATTAGCGAACACCATCGCCGACGTCCTCGGGGAGTCGGTCAGGAAGGTTTTCCCGGACGGGTTCGCGGAGCGGCCGAAATGCTACAAGCGGCGCATCGATGACGGGGTGGGATACTCGCCGGACATGCCGCCTGCTTCGATTCGGGCACGCGTCACGACCTATCCCACGCGCTGTCCACGATGCCAGGCGCAGGTGTTCGGCGTGAGTTGCTACGCTTGCGGCGCGGACTTGGGCGTGTTGGAGGAAGCGCATGTCTGAGGACGCCTACAAGCGACGCCTCCGCGCCCGGAAGCGGACGATCACGACCACGCTCGAAGCGCAGGGATACCGCGTCCGTACGTTCGAGGAGGGACCGTTTCATATCATGGCATGCAAGGGCCGCTCGGCCAGGGCCATCAGGATATGCTTCGGGTATATAAGCGCGGAGGAAGCGACACGGACCAGCCATGAGCCGGTTCCGCTCCGATGCACGCGCGAAGTGTGGCAGATAAGCGACAACGGGCGCATCACCGTGTTCGCCAGAATTAGTTGAAACACGTCAACGGGGTAAACCCATAGTCATGCCCGAGACGGAATAGACAACTTTCCGTCATCCCGTTTTTCGACCTTATCGTATCGGTGTGGGCGAAGCACCGGGTTACCGTCGTGACACACCGCCGTTCCAACTCTGGACCGACCTCGGCTGTGAACGGCTCAAAGAATTCCACCCCATAACCTCCGCCGCATACGAGGTGCGCGTGAAGCGCGAACAGAAGCGGCAAGGGATCGTCCCCCTCTCCGAATGTCACATTGTCGCCGAGTTGCCGCATGGGTAAGCAACTCTCGGCCCACTTCAACGAGGACGAGTTCCGCTGTAAGGTTGACGGCAAGCCCTGTCCCCATTGCGGCGGCCAGGTCGTCGTCCATCCCGCCCTTCTCTCGACCCTCGAAGACATCCGCGAGTTCGCTGGAATCCCCATACAGATCACGAGCGGGTACAGGTGCGCGAAGCACAACGCAGAAGTCGGGGGGAAACTGAACAGCGCGCACCTACTCGGGGAAGCGGCTGACTTTTGGGTGAGCGGGGACAAGGACAGGTTCAAGCTCCTTGAGGCCGCATTCGTTTACGGGCCGCTGAGGATCGGCATCGGCAAGGATTTCGTCCACGTCGATGTTTCGCACACTTTGCCGACAGAGGTGTGCTGGATGTACGGGGGGGAATGATGAACATCAACCTCAAGGTCAGCATCAACTCGGGCATGGCGCTGATTCTGTTTCTCGTGTCCTTGGCCGCGCTCCTCGTCGGCGTCGCCCTGTCCTCGGCTATCGCCTCGGTATTCCTCGAAGCGGGGGGACTCTTGACCGTGGCCTTCGGGGGCTACCTCAAGAAACGGTCGGACAATAACAACATCTCCCTCAAAGCGGAATTGGCCGGACTTACGGCAGACCCCGGCGCGAAGGCGACGAATGGCTGACCGTCCCCGTTGCTCAATTTGGCTCTGTCCGTGGAAAGCCAAATACAGCTTCGGGGCAATGGATTATTTCGAGTGTGGCTGGCACGGCGGAGATTATCCCATCGCCTCTACCGCTTGGGACTTGCTGATGTATCTCCCGAGTTTCTTTTATCGTTGGATGCGCCATGCCGTTTGCGATGGGCAACGGGGTCTCCGCTGGCGCGTGGATTGGAAATTCTGGACGTGGAATAACGAGTGAAGAAACTCCTTCCCTACGTCGCCCTGGCCCTGGCCGTCGTTGCCCTATTCTTCGCCCTCCGCTCATGCGGCGGGCCGGACGAGCGGTACTGGATAGCCAAGGCGACTTACGACCAGCGCGTCAAGGACGCCGCCGCTCAGCATGTAACCGACATGGGTACGATCGACACCCAAAAGGGAACGATCGCCGAGAAGAACGCGGCCATCGCCGAGAAAGACGCGAAGGTCACCCAGTATGTCGACAAAGTGTCGACATTGACCGCTGAACTCCGGGCATTACAGAACGCCGAGCCCGTCCAGCCCGAACTCGAATCGCAACCCCTTGTCATCAACCTCCGCGCACAAGTCGGGAACCTGACACGGATGGCAAGTATCAGCATTAACATCATCGCAGAAAAGGACGCGATTATCGCCGACTGGACGGCCAAGTTCGACGCACAGGTAACGATATCAGAAACCTATAAAACCGCATACGACCGGGAGCATGGCCTCCGGCTGACATCGGACGCCCTGCGCCTTGACCTCGAAAAGCAACTCTACGGCGGGAAGTTCTGGAAGGCCCTCGCCATCGGGGAGCCGATCGTCTTTGCCGCCATCACCATTCTCAAGAAATAAGGAGATCACCATGAAAAAATCGACCATCCTGCTTCTCGCGGGCTACGCCCTGGCCCTTGTCTTTGGGTTCATCGGCGTGCCGAAGCAGAAACCCGGAGTCTACGTCGTCAGTTTCCTCCTCTTCTCGGGCCTCTACTGGCTCGCGGTCTACTACATCAAGAAATTCAACGCCAAGTAGACCGGACATGCACCCCGCCGTCCTCGTCGAGATATTGAAAATCGCAGGGGCCATCCTGGGCGTTGCCTCTGCCGCGTTCATCACCGCATGGCAGATACGCCAAAGGACAAAGACGAAGGAACTCAAACTCGCCGATAACCCGGAGCGATGCGGCCAGCACGAGGAGGCCATCACTACGCTCAAGGCCAGGGTCGAAACGCTGGACGAGCGGAACGACAAGGATCACGGCGAGATGTTTCGGCAACTCGGGGCCATGAGCGTCGAGATAGCCAAACTCGGCAGGAACGGGAAGTGAAGAAGTAATGCTCAGTCCGAAGCAGGCCAGGTTCGTTCAGGAATATCTCATTGACCTGAACGCTACCCAGGCCGCTATCCGGGCGGGGTACAGCAAGAAGACTGCTGATGTTCAGGGTCCGCGCCTGTTGGGGAATGTTGGGGTGGCCGACGCTATCGCCAAGGCGCAAGCGCGGCTGAGTGACAAGAACGACGACCTCGTTCAGCGGCTAATCGACGAGTTGAAAATCATCGCGTTCTCTGACATCGCAAACCACACCCGCATTGACCCTGACACCGGGGCCATCTGCGCCAAGGGATTCGATGAGATGCCGCCTGGAGCAAGCCGCGCCCTGCAATCCATCGACGAGAACCGGGCCATCAAAGAAGACGCTGACGGAAACAAGGTCACGGTTTACGACAAGGTCAATTTCCGCATGTGGGACAAGCTCAAGGCGATAGACCTCTTGGGCAAGCACCTCGGCATGTTCCCGAACAAGATCGAGGGCAACCTGCACGTTTCGGCGACACTCTCGTTCGACTTTGGCGAGAACGGCAACGGCAAGGACCATGAATGAACATAAAGGGCTTCTCCCCCCGTCCCTCTCAGCGCGAGGTGTTAGACGCCCCGCAGCGGTTCCTGACGGTCGACGCTGGCCGCCGATGGGGCAAGAGTTTAAGCGGGCTCAACTGGCTACTCAAGGGCGCGTGCGAACGCATCGGCGAGAGCTGGTGGCTGGCCCCGATCTACTCGCAAAGCAAGATGGCGTTCCGAACGCTCGTGACTGCGGCACACAAGGGACAGGCAGAGGCGGCGTTCAAGTCGATAAGTCACTCCGAGTTGAGGGTTGAGTTGATAAACGGTAGCGCGATCACGTTCAAGTCTGCCGACAACCCCGACAACCTGCGCGGCGAGGGGCTGAATCGCGTCGTCATGGACGAGGCATCCCGCGTCCAGCGCGAGGTCTGGGAAGAAGTGCTTCGCCCTGCCGTGTCGGATACGGGCGGGAAGGTGCTATTCATCTCGACGCCCAAGGGGAAGAACTGGTTCTACGAACTGTGGACACGCGGCTACGACCCCGCCCATCCCGATTACCGCTCGTGGAAATTCCCGACCTCCGACAACCCCAAGGTTCCCGCCGCTGACATCGAGCAGGCGCGGCAATCGCTACCCGTGGACGTGTTCTCGCAGGAATACCTTGCCGAGTTTCTGGACAACAATGCCGGGGTCTTCCGCAACGTCAAGGCGCGCATCGGGTCGACCGTCTCCGAACCCGTTCCCGGAGAGCAATACGTCGCGGGCCTTGACTTGGCGCGGCTCACGGACTTCACCGTCCTGACCATCCTGGATTCCAAGGGCCGTCAAGTCTATTTCGACCGATTCAATCTCCTCGACTGGGCCGTCCAGAAGGAACGCATCATCACCGTTATCAGGAAATACAAGGCGAGTCTGCTTCTCGATTCCACCGGCATCGGCGACCCCATCTACGACGACTTGAGCCGCGCAGGGTTGACGGCGGCCGGTTACAAATTCACGAACGACAGCAAGAAGAAACTCATCGAGGCGTTGATGATCGCCTTCGAACAGTCGAAGATCCTCGTCCTTGACGAGAAGGTGCAGACGAACGAACTCGACATCTTCGAATACAAGATCGGGCAGAGCGGAACGGTTCACTACTCTGCGCCGGAAGGGTATCACGACGACTGCGTGATCGCCTTGGCGCTCGCGTGGTGGAAGTTTCATTGCGGAATGGAGCCGAGGATCTGGAGGGTGGCATGAAGATATTCGGAAGGACGATCCTCGCGCCGCGCCTCCACGAGGTCAAGCAGAGCCAGTCACAGGCCGTGGCCATGCTGATGTACGTCGGTCAGGAAGTCGCCTGGATGAGGCGGGACCTCTCGACGTTCGCCACCGAGGGCTATATGGCCTGCGTCGATGCCTACGCCTGCATCGACCTCATCGCCAAGACCATCTCCTCGATGCCGATCAAACTTGAACGGCCGGCGCAGGGCGCGGGCAAGGAGGCCGAGAGGATCGACAGCCACGACGTCCTGGACCTCCTGGCGCGGCCGAACCCGGGCATGAGCCAAGTGGCGTTCCTCGACGCCGCCATCCGCCACGTGCTCATCGCCGGCAACATGTACATCGAGGCGGCCGGCCCGACGACGGGGCCGCCCACGGAACTCTACACGATGAAGCCGGAGCGGGTCAGGGTCCTGGTCGGCAGCCCGCTCGACCCGATCTGGGGGTACAGGTACTCGGTTTCGGGTGACCACAAGGACTTCAAGCGCGACCAGGTCATGCATCTCAAGTTCTTCAACCCTGACCCAAACGACGACTTCTACGGGCTGGCCCCGATCCAGATCGCCGCCTATGCGATTGACACGTCGAACCTGGCGCAGAAGTGGCAGGGACGCATTATCAAGAACGACTTCCGGCCGAGCGGCATCTTCCTCATCGAACAGGAGCGGTCACTCGAGTGGGAGGCGCAGTTCAACGCGAACATCAAGGCCGTCTACGGCGGGGAGGGCACGGGGTCGCCGATGGCGTTGACTGGGGGCAAGGACTTCAAGCAACTGTCCATCTCGCCCAAGGACGCCGACTACCTGGGGCTCGACAAGGCGACGACGGTCAAGATTTGCCGGGTGTTCAACCTCTCGCCCGAACTCATCGGCGTGCCGGACAACAAGACCTACGCCAACTACCAGGAGTCGCGCCTGGCGCTCTACTACGACTCGGCGATCCCGCTCGGGCAATGGTTCCTGGACGAGTTGACCAACTGGCTCATGCCGAAGTTCGAGGGGAAGGGCGAGATGCGCCCCGGCGAGCGGCGCCCGAAGCCGACGCTGCGGCTGGCCTGGGACCTCGACCAGGTGCCGGCCATCCGCGAGAAGCGGCTGGAGATGTTCACGAAGCTCGAGCCGGCGTGGTGGGTGGAACTCAACGAGCGGCGGAAGCTCTGCGGACTGGGCGACTGGAAGAACGGCGAGGGCAACGTGCTGATGCTCCCGATGGGACTCGCGCCCTTCGGCGACAACGTCGAGGAGGAGCCGGAGCCCGAACCGCCCGCCATCCCCGAGGGCACGCCGCCCGTTCCCCCGCCGGGCACGGAGGGAGCGCCCCCCGGCACGACGGAGGAGGAGCCGCCCAAGAGCCGCAAGGCGAAGCCCGGCCCGCCCGAACTCAAGCAGTTCTGGCAGAAGGCCGAGCACAAGCGGGCGCTCTGGGACAACTTCGAACAGCGGGTCAAGGCCAAGGAGAAGCCGCTGCTCCCCGAGATCGAGAAGTTCCTGAGGTCCGAGGGCAAGCGGATCGCAGCCAGGGCGGCTAAACTGCCTTCGCTCGGCGCCGCCTTCGCGTCCGACCTCGTTGACGCCAGGGCGATCGCCGCCGAGTACAAGCGCCGCCTCTACCCTCGGTTCCTCTGGATGTTCGCCCACGCGGGCAACGCGGGCATGAGCATCGCGCAGGGGAAGTGCTACACGCCGGTCGAGGAGACCAAGACTGGGGCGTTCAAGCTGACCCTGGCCCTGAAAAAGGAGCTCTCGGCCCTCGTCCTCAACTCGGGCAAGTACATCGGCGAGGAGACGATCAACCAGGTCGGGGCGTCAATCGCCCAGGCCCAGGCTGAGAACTGGACGACGCAGGAGTTGGCCCAGGACATCGCCGAAACGATGAGCGAGGGGGCGGCCACGCGCGGGCGGCTCATCGCCCGCACCGAGACGGCCAAGGTCGAGAACTGGGGCGAGATCGAGGGTTACCGGCAAAGTGAATTTATAGAATCCAAAGGTTGGCTGTGTGCCTTTGTGGAAGACAGTCGAGAAGAACACAAAAAGGCCGATTCCGATTATTCCGACAATACGATTCCCCTTGATGAACCATTCCTTGTGGGCGGGGAAGAACTTCAATATCCCGGAGACCCTGCGGGAAGTGCCGCCATGATTTGTAATTGTTTATGTACGACTTTTCCAGAAGTCAAGGAACCGGAGACCTGATTTGAGTCTGTCCTTAGAAGAAAAACGAGAACGCGCTAGGAAGCGGATGGCTAAAAAACGCGCAGAGAATCCCGTTGCCGCAAAAACATATCAACGGGCATATCGGGTTGAACACATAGAGCAAATCCGAGAAAAAGAAAAACAATATCGCCTTGCTCATAAAGAATATTACAGGGAACTTTCGCGGCGTTATTTTGAAACTCATCGGGAATCTCGACTCGAATACAATCGGAAACATCAGGCCGGCCAACGCGCTGCCGTCTTTGCTTTCTATGGTGGTTCTCATCCAACGTGTGAATGTTGCGGCGAATCCCACATTGAATTTTTGACCATTGACCATATTGGCGGCGGAGGGAACAATCATCGGCGGCAAATTGGGCAGGGGGCTCTCTATAACTGGCTTATAAAAAATAACTTCCCGGACGGTTTCCGCATCCTCTGCATGAATTGTAATTGGTCAATCGGGATGCGGGGCTATTGTCCGCATCAAGGAGAATGACGATGACCGTTAAAAAGCACGACATCTTGGAGCGCAAGTCCTTCAAGTTCTCGATGGACTCGGTCGACGAGGAGGCCGGGTTCTTCACCGGCTACGCCTCGGTCTTCGGCGGCGTGGACTCCTACGGCGACACGGTCGTCAAGGGCGCCTTTAAGAAGACGCTCAAGGAGCACAAGCACTTCCCGCTCACCTGGTCGCACAGTTCGATGGAGCCGCTCGGGATCGTCTACCTCGAGGAGGACGACAAGGGCCTGAAAGTCACCCGGGGCGAACTGAACCTGGACGTCCAGAGCGCCCGGGAGAAGCGGTCGCTGATGAAGCAGGGCTCGATCACGGGCATGTCCATCGGATTCCGTGCCATCAAGTACACCATCGACAAGGACACCAACGGCCGCGAACTCAAGGAGATCGCCCTGGGCGAGGTGGCCCTGTGCCTATTCCCTGCGGACGACGCGGCCCAGATCGGAGAGGTCAAGACGGCCGGGTACGAGTCGGTCGAGGGGTTCCTGGAGGCGACCGGGCCGTGGCTCGAGCAGAAGCCGTTCCCGAACGAGCACTCCTGCCTGCTGACCGACGTCGGCAAGTACGACAAGTTCCGGCGCGGCGAACGGGACCATGAGGACAAGAAGTACGCCGTCATCTATGGCCACGTCAAGGGCGGCGAGACGTGGGAGGACCACTCCTTCCGCTACGACAAGACGACGTGGGCGGCCAAGGAAGCGAAGGCCCACTGCACGGCGCACAAGGGAACGTTCGAGGCCGCCGAGAAATGTGACGACTGCAACTTCGACGACACGGACCCGGCCAAGACCGATCCGCCGAAGCCGAAGCCTGAGGATAAGGCCAGGGAGTCGCTCGCCATGAAGCTCCAGGGCCTGAACGACGAACTGAAAAGGTTCGCCGCAATCCCATAGGAGGAAACGAATGGAACTCGAAAAGGAAATCACGGAGCTCCACAAGTACGTAGGGGAGTTCCGCACCCGGTTCGAGCAGTACGAGAAGGGCATCTTCACCAAATCGGACTTCAAGGAGTTCGAGGAGAAGATCGCGCCCCGCATCGCCGCTCTCGAAACGGTCATCAGCCGGCCCCCGCTCCAGACGGCGGAACGGGGAGACCAGAAACAGGTGGAGGGGGAGGCGGAATACAAGCACGCCTTCTTCCAGACCCTCAGGACGGGAGCCCCGCTCAAACTCGAAGGCAAGGCGGTCGACTACCATAACCGCCTCCGCCTGGAGACGAAGGCCCTCGTCGAGGACGTCACGGGACAGCTCCTCGTACCCGCCGACGTCGACGCCGAGATTTACCGCACCCTCGGCAACATCAACATCATGCGGCCGCTCTGCCAGGTCCGCACCACGACCCGCGACCGCCTCCAGTTGAGGGGCATCGGCGAGGTCACGGTGGGATGGGGCAAGCTCGAGACCGGCGCCGCGCCGCCCGAGTCGACCCTCGTCCCGGTCGAGCTCTGGCAGTACGTCGAGGACCTGGAGGGCGAGACCAAGATCGGCAAGGACGAACTCATGGACAGCGACGTCTCGCTGGAGCAGGCGCTCAACGAGCGGTTCTCCCGGGCGATCGCCGAGGCCGAGGAATACGCCTTCATCCGGGGCTTGGGGCACGGGTCCCAACAGCCCTCGGGCATCATCCTCGCCGCTTCTGGCTGCGTCGCCTCGGTGACCGACGTCATCAACGTCATCGACATCGAGGACACCAAGCAGTTCGAGTACACGATCGCCTCGCAGTACCGGGCCAACGGCGCCTACATCTTCCACTCGGCCACCGAACTCGCGCTGAGCCTGCTCAGGGACGCCGCCCTCGGCACGTTCACCTGGCAGCCCTCGGTCGCGGCCGGCAAGCCCAACACGCTCAACGGCAAGCCCTGCTACACCAGCGACTACCTGCACACCCTGGCCGAGGTCAACCAGCCGATCGGCATGTTCGGCGACTTCAAGAGCGGCTACCGCATCCTCGACAGGATGGGCATGACCGTCCAGGTCAAGCGCGAGGTCTACGCCAACGCGGGCCTGGTCGGATTCCAGGTCAGCAGGCGCGTCGGCGGGGCGGTCATCAACCCGCTCGCAATCGGCGTCCTGACCGAGCACGCATAAGGAGGGAATCATGGACGCTCACTATATTCCCAATCGGTCTTCCAGCGGCGTCGGCTTCGACCACGCCATCACGGACGGGAAGCAGCTCGCCGGAGGGGCCTGGCAGGACCCCTGCGAAGTTTCCACCGTCCAGAACTACGAGATCGGGACCTGCCTGCGGATCGGGGACCGCTCCTTCCGCTACGGCAGGTTCCACACGGCGGTCGGTGAGTTGACCTATGCGATGGTCAACGGCAACATCATCCCCACGGATGGGGCCGAGGTCGCCTTCGTCGGCACCCCGGTCGCCGGCGACACGGAAATCAGAATCGCCGACACTACCGTTCGGGCCGCCAACTACTACCAGGGCGGCTATTGCATGATCTATCGGAACCCGGCTATCGCACAGTCCGCGCTCAACCACGACCAGTTCCGCAAGATCATCGCCTCGACCGCCGGGGCCGGTGCCGAGTTAACCCTCACCCTCGAATACCCGTTGACCTGCACCCCTGCGGCCACGGTCGACGCCTACCCCTCTCCCTACTCCAAGATCTGCACGCCCGGGCACAGCGCCACCGGAGCCGAGATGTTCGTCGGCTACGCGCACGCGTTTCACGCTGCGGGCGGGTTCGGGTGGATCCAGACCTTCGGCCCGGCGCACGGCCACTACACGGGCGACGCAACGGAATGGCCCGGCAACCACGGGCCGAACGACCGCCAGTGCGTCTTCTCGATCGAGGGCGGCCTGCGCACGACCAAGTCCTCGGGGACCGTCGTCGCCTTGGCCTCCCAGATCGCGGGATTCGTCATCCCCTGCACGGCCGCCGACTACGGCAGTTGCTTCTTCTGGCTCACGATCGCGCCCTGACGAAAGCGCACGAACGATGAAAAAAGACCGGGGGGCTCGGACGGCCGGGCCTCCCGGCATACCTCCGAAGGAGGAGGTAATGGCGATGAAACGGATACGGATGCGGAAGGCGGTGGGCCTGCGATTCGGCAGGGTCCTCCAGGCGGGCGCGGTGCTAGAGATACCTCGGGACCTCGATGCGGAGACGGCAACGGCATGGGTCAATGCCGGTCTCGCCTTCGAGGACAAGGTCCAGGCACCGTTCGAGACGAAGGCATAGGAGGCGGAGATGTCACTCGGAACGAAAGCGCTGGTCACCTGGGACGACGCCGCCGCCTTCATCAAGCCGGCGGATTCGGATATTCCTGTCGTCGAGGCGATCGTCGATGGCGTGTCGGATTACTTCAACCGCCGAACGCGCCGGACGCTCAGGAGCGCGATCTACACGGCGATCTACCTCGACGGCAACGGCCAGCGCGATTTCTGGCTGCCGAACGCTCCGGTAACGCTCTTGTCGTCGGTGGCCCTGGGGTCACCCACGCCCGTCGCGCTCGTTCTGACAACCGACTACTACGCAGACCTAGAGAACGGGCGGATGATGAAGGTCTCTGGCGACTGGACCTTGGGATACCACAACCTGCTATTGACCTATACGGCAGGGTGGACGGAAGTCCTGATGCCGCGAGAGTTGCGGCTGGCCTGCCTCGAGCAGAGCGCCCTCCAGTACCACCGCTGGCTCTCCAAGTCCTGGGGCGACCAGTCCCGCTCGATGGGCGGGTCGTCCATCAGCATCAGCGACGAGCACCTCATCAAGGGCCTCGACAAGGTGCTGGACTACTACCTGAGGATTCGCTCATGAATATAGGGTTCAAGGTGGACATGGAGGGTCAGCGGAAGAAGACCGCAACGATCAAGCGCCTGCCCGAGGCGCAACGTCGGCTCATTCAGGTCTGGGCGGGAAACGCAGTCAAGGCCATCAAGACGAATATCCGGGGTCGGTTCCTCAAGGTCGGAACCGGAAAACTCTGGCGGTCAATCGGCAGGAAGTTCATCCGCAAGGGCGAGGCCTCTGAGGTTGTCATCGGGACGAATGTCAGCGGGAAGGAATACGACGTCCCCTACGCCTCAGCGCACGAGGAGGGGGCGACGATCCGTCCGAAGAACAAACAGTGGCTCACGATCCCCCTGGCCGGCTACAAGGGGACGGCGGCCAACATCCCGAAGGACAAGTCGTTCTTCCTGCGGACGGTGACGGGCAACCTACTCCTCTGTGAGAAGACGGGCAAGACGGGCAAGGCGTGGAAAGCCCGCTTCATGCTAGTCAAGCAGGTGCGGCTCCCGGCCCGGCGTTGGTTCACGAAATCGCTCAGGGAGCAGATGCCGGCGCTCCACGAGGCGATGTCGCCGGCCGCCATCTGGCGTGAGGCCGAGCGGAGCGCGGCGAAGGCGGAGGAGGCATAGCATGGCCTGGCCTACCGACCCCAAATCGCTCCAGGTCATCGACCGCATCGTCGAGATTTTGAACGACGTCATCGGCGGCGGCCCGGCCTATTTCTACTCGCCCGGGGGCGTCATCAAGGGGTTCGCCCACTACTCGACTATCACCAAGTTCCCCTACTACATGGTCGCCTTCGAGGGGGCCTCGGACCGGCCCATCCCGTGCGGGGACAATCAGTACCATCAGACACTCGCCGTCTCCGTCAAGGGATGGGTGGACCTCGAGCAAGGCGAGAGCGTGTCGAAGCTCCTGCGCTGCGTGCGGGACATCCAGCGGGCCATCAACGAGGACACGAAGTCGGGCGCGGGCGCAACCTCCCTCGGCGTCATCGCCTGCCAGTGCGACATCGACACCGTCGAGGCGGATAGCGGATTCCTGGCGATCGAGGGCCGGGGGTTCGGGTACTTCGACCAGCGGGTCGTGGTCGTCATCGAGGGCGACTGGGGCGAGTTATGACCGACATCAAATACGTCGTGGGAGAACCTGGCGGAATCCCGAGGAGGCAAGACATGGCGAAAGAAAGATTCACGTGGCTCGTCGGCGACACCTACACCCGCTCGCGGGACGGGGCTGGCGGCAAGCACCTCATCCAGGGCGAGTCCTACGACGTCGCGGGATTCAACCTGAGCATCGTCGAGGAATGGGTCCGCGCAGGCGCGGCCGAGTGGGCCACGAAGGCCAAAAAATCCAAGGAGGAATGATGCTGATACCAGTCAAGTTAGGAGACGCGGAACCCATCGTCATGATGGACGACTCCCTGCTCGTTAAGAAGGACGGGGTCGTCGACAACGAGGACGAGCACACGACCTGGACGGAGTATTGGCTGGGCGATCTACGCGTCCACCGCTCCGCCCACGTGACACTCAAGAAAATGCCCGCCATGTTTGGCGAGGCGGCAAGGATAGGGGGCTAATTTGGCCAATGCGCAGGGCGAGGAAACGGCTGCCTATATGCGGGGCTACTACCGCGCTCATTCTACCCATGAGCCGATGGCATTACGCGGCGCAGGGCGGCAGTCAAAGAAGTGCCGAAAGTGCGGCATCGTGAAATCGCGTAGTGAATTCACGGTCAGGCAGTCGGGGCCGCGAGGCGGTCATTTGGCCGGATACTGTAAACCATGTAACGCCGCTAAGGTCAAGGCCGAATACATCCTAAACAACAGCGACCTGTCCTTTTATCGACGCGTTGCGTGGCCGTCGAAACTGAAACGCCTCTACGGGATTACCGTAGAGGATTACAACCGAATCTTGGCCGATCAGGGCGGAGCTTGCGCGCTCTGTCGGTCTACGACTCCCGAAAGCGGGAACCGTAAATACAAAAAGCGCGTGCGTAGTGTGTTCGACGTAGATCACGACCATAAGACGGGAAAGGTCCGTGGTCTTCTCTGCACGCGCTGTAACCGCCTGGTCGGGTTGGCCAACGATGACCCGAATACGGCAAGACGACTCGTTGAATATCTCAGCATAGGAGGCTGACGTGGCGAATACTCAAAGTTTATGCACTAGCTTCAAGAAGGAGATCCTCAACGGCATCCACGCCCTGGGGACCTCTGTCGTTCGGGCGGGCACGACACCCGACTCGTTCAAGGCCGCGCTCTACCTGGTCACGGCCACGATCGACGCGGCCGCGACGGTCTACACGGTGACGGGCGAGGTCAGCGGGGCGAACTACGTGGCCGGGGGCGTCGACCTCACCGGGTCGCCGGACTGGATCGCGCCGAACACCTCGGGAACCACGGCGTTCTCGACCCCGACCGCGAGCATCGTCTTCACGAACGTCACGCTGGCGACGGCATTCGACTGCGTGATGATCTACAACTCGACGCAGGGCAACAAGGCCGTGAGCGTCCACACGTTCGGCTCCCAGACGATCACCGCCGGCACCTTCACGCTGACGATGCCGACCAACGACAGCTCGACCGGCCTGGTCCGGATCGCGTGACGACAGACCTGGATCTGAACGCATAGAGGAGGCCGCCGATGGCCGACTTGACGAGGGCCTTGTCCGGGGTCCAAGCCGTCACGTACTACGAGCCGGGAGGAGCAGAGATGTCCGAACAATTTATTGACTTCACGCTGGAGGTTGTCGCCCCGCCGGGCTGGTTTCTCACGCTTGATACGCTGGCTCTGCGGGTTGTTAAGGGCGATCTGGCCGTTTTAACGGTAACGGCCACAGCCCGGGGCGGCTACGATTCTCCGTTGTCGCTGTCCCTCCTGGGGCTTCCTCCCGGAGTCGTGGCCACAATCACGCCGTCGTCCATCCCGCCAACGGGAACGGCGACGATCAGCATACCGACTGGGGCGATACCGGAGGGCACGATACTACCGCTCCGACTCAGGGGGGTTGGCGTATAGGAGATAATCCATGCCAGGCATTACCGGAGCACCAGGATCCGTTTCGGCTGGGACGGTGAGTCCTGCCCGGACCGTGTCCCTGTCTGGGTGGTTCGGTCAGCGCAAGTTCGTTGACCTGACTGGGACTCTAGGGACGGGTTTGGTTGGCACTGTTGCCTACGTGACGGCGGGTATGTACGACTGGCTCCTCGTCGATAATGCCTCCCGCCTCCACCCTTGGCCTCAATACTGCGGCATCCCCGGCGGCATCCCGGCGAGGACGACGATCTACACGACGCTTGGCCTCGCGGGCCAGGCCCCGTCATATACCCAGAGCGTCACGGCGGCGCAGATAACGACAGCCCTGACGAACTGCCCCGCCGACCAAACGGTTTATCTCTATCCTGGGACGTACTCGCTCGGGAACGTGACATTCCCAGCGGTCAGTGGGAAAACCTTGAGGGGAGCGGGGCCGGGGCAGACCATCCTTCGCCCGTCCTCCACCGGGAATTTTATCAGATTCGCCGACTCGTATTATTCGGACTCAAACGCCAGGGTCGTCAGTAGTGGATACATCAAGGGGTCCACGGCGATAGTCCTCGCTACCGCGCCGGGGGCCACGTTCGCGGCGGGGAACCTGGTGATGATTGTCGAGGACAATAGCCACGATAAGTTCGCAACCGATATTGGGGTTTATCTCAGGACGAACGAAACCTATCTGCCTACAATGTACGCCACGACCGCCACGTTCCCCGGCAGGAATTTCACCTACACGTCCCGCATCACGAGCGTTTCTGGGAATACCATCAACCTCGCCACGCCCATCCCGCTCTCGTTCTCGACGACGAACATCAAGGCATACCCACCCGACTCAAGCTCCAAGGTTTCCCTGTGCGGGATAGAGAACCTAACGATAGACGGGCATAGTGCATCTGGCGGGGACCATGCTATATACGGATATAGCCAAGACAGATGTTGGGTCAAGGACGTTGAAATCAAGAACTACTCGGGCGGAGACACCGGGTTCATCGGGCTAATAAACGGATTCCAATGCGAGGTCCGGCGTTGCTATATCCACGATTGCGTGGGGTTCCCCGACCAGGCGGACGGTCAGGGGGTGTGCTTCGACTTTTTCAGCTCCAACTGCCTGCTCGTTGACACCATCGCCTATCGGATAGCCTCGATCACGCAATCCAACGCGACCCAGGCGTGCGCCATCGCCTATAACCTGTCCGTTGACTTGGGCAGGTCTGTCGGGGGGCCGGGGCAGACGCCCGCCATCCTTCACCATGCTGGACACGGGTGCATGAATCTCATTGAGGGGAACATCTGTAACCAATTCATGGCCGACGGGTATCACGGGAGCATGTCTCACGAAATGATATTCCGCAACAACTTCCATAGCGTCAGCCCAGGAAGACCGGGTGACACATGGTTGCGGATGCCGATAACGCTCGACAGGTGGAGTTACTATTTCTCTTGCGTCGGGAACGTTCTTGGCGATTCATCGTGGACGCCGACCGCCTATGAGGTTTATGACCGGGCTTCATGGGATTCCAATGGGAAAATCTATGGATTCGGATTCGACTACACCTCGCTCGGGATTGGTTGTTCATATTACACGGGCGGGAATCCTGATATGAACGTTCCGGGAACGGTTTTTCGGCACGGGAACTATGACTACTTTAACCACGCTCCGGTATGGGATGGTTCAATAGTTTCCCATTCCATTCCAGACAGTCTGCTCTATTCATCGAAGCCCGCATGGTTCGGCTCGCTCGCCTGGCCTGCTATTGGCCCCGACCTCGGAACGATGGTGAACGACACCCCGGCCAAGAGGCGATGGGACAACTTCGTTATCTCGGGAACTCTCTCGGACCTATTCGCAGATGCGCCGGGGGCATAGGAGAACACAATGGCCTCACGCCTTTTGCATACAGTCAAACCTAGCGGGGGTGACTTCACTTCGTTATCGGCGGCCTTTAACCATATCGAGGCGACCCACAATGACCTCGTTTCTGCGGATGTCTATGCGGAGATAGAGATAGGCGGGGACTGGACAAGCGCACCGGACACAACGGCGGTAAATATCCATTACTTCATTACAGACGCAACCCATTACCTTCGCATTTATACAGACGCGGCTAACCGGGCCAAGGCGTCTGCGTGGGATACGGGGCGGTACATTCTCTCCGTCCCCAACGCCGTCGCCATGACGATAGATTGGTTCTCTGCCGGGGGCGACCACGTTCGTGTAGATGGGTTGCAGATGACCGTCCCCACGGTTACGGCTAGTTATCAAGATGTTCTTGTCATCCAAAATGTCGCCACGGAAAGCGATATCCGGCTCAGCAATCTCCGCTTGAAGGGCGCGGCGAACGATACCTATATACAGAACGGAATTTCGGGTGGCGGTGCTCAGATTGCCGCGACTATCTGGAATTGTATCGGCACAGGGTTCTCCCCAGGATACGACAGCACGCATACGCCATTCGGGTTAAGCGGCAGTACCATCAACTATTACAACTGCCTCTCCTATGGCAACCGCGTCGGATTCAGGGCGTACACTGGGATAGCCAATTTTTATGATTGCGTTTCGTTCAACAACTCTGACGATTTTGACGTGGCGAGTGCTACGGAAACAGTTGACTATTGCGCCTCTGACGACAACGACGGGACGAACAACGTAGCCGAAGGAACGACGGGCGGGGCGGCATGGCCCAACATCTTCACCGATGCGGCCAACGGAGACTTCACGCTCAAGGCAGGGGTCGCACTCATCGGGGCGGGCGGCATGGCCGGGTCGTCCATTTTCTCCGACGACATTGACGGGACGGCCAGGGGAGCGGCATGGGACGTTGGGCCGCATGAGTATGTGGCATCCGCCGTCGCTCCTACCGTCACCACGACCGCGATCACCGCCATAACGCCGATAACCGCCTCGAGCGGCGGGAACGTCACGGACGATGGCGGCGATGCGGTCACAGACCGGGGCGTTTGCTGGTCAACCTCGGCCAACCCGACGATCTCGGATAGTCATACCCACGACTCAAGCGGGGAGGGCGTCTTCGCCAGTTCGCTGACGAGTCTGTCTCCGAACACGGTGTATCACGTCCGCGCCTGGGCCACCAACACAATCGGGACGAGTTATGGGAGCGACGTGGAGTTCACGACGGGCCTGGACGTTTCGACCGGAATCACCGGAGTGTCGGGTACGGCATCGGTCGGCACCCTCCTCCTGAGTCTCGCCCTGGCCCTCGCGGGGCTTGTTGGGACAGGGGCGGTGGGGGATCTCGCGCCCTCGAGGAGCATGGCCCTGTCCGGCATCGAGGCGACGGCATCCCCCGGAACGATGTCCCCGGAGATGGCGATGGTCGCCGCCGGGATCGCGGCCACGGGCGCGGTCGGAACGGTGGCGAGGGGCGCGACCGACATGCCCGTCACGGGGAACGAAGGAACAGCGGGCGTTGGAACCTCCGTTCCGGGCGAAACCTTCGCCCTAACTGGGAACACCGCCACCGGCGCGGTCGGCACCGTCACCGCCGAGGTCGGAGTAGGGACGGACATCACCATTCCCCTCACGGGTGTTGCGGCTGGCCCCGCTTATCCTCTGTCCGGCGTCTCCGGCACGGGCGCGGTCGGAACGCTCACCGCCGTTGCCGCAAGCGATATCACCCTGCCGCTTACGGGAGTGGCCGGGGCCGGCGCGGTGGGCGACTTCATCTTCATCGTGGGCGGAGGCGAGGCGGCAACGGGCGAGGTCGGCTCGGTCACGCCCAACGTCTCACCGCCCATCACGGGCAACGTGGCGACGGCGGCCGCTGGCGACGTCGTCCAAAGCAGAAGCGTCGCGCTGGACGGCGTCTCGGGATCGGGCGAGGTCGGCGGCTGGAACATGGTCACCGTCCCCATCACGGGGGTGGAGGCCGCGGGCGCGGCAGGCATCGTCTCCCCGAACGCCGCCCCGCCGATTAGCGGCAACCCGGCGACGGCCGGGATCGGGAGCGTCATCCAGGCGCACTCCGTGGGCGTGTCCGGGGTTGAGGCGGCAGGAGTGGCCGGCCACCTGGACAGTTTCGTTGCGGGCGACCTCGTTCTCCCGCTTACTGGAGTTTCCGCCGTAACGTCCACCGGATTCTTATCCTGCCTGTCTGCTTCTCCGATCTATCTCGACGTCCACCCCCGCAGGCGAATCTTGGGGGCCACACCACGCAAGCGGATTCTCGACGTCCACCGCAGGAGGCATTGACATGGTAGAAACAGGGGCGATTACCAAGCCCGTCGGGGCCAACTGGCCCATCGGGTTCCGCTATCACGGCGAGGACTTGAACTCCCTACTTATCACGGGCGTTGTCGTGACCTCGCTCCCCGCCGGACTCACGGTGGACGGCGGGCATGTCGATGCGGACGGTCAAGGCGTCTGGGCATGGGCCTCCGGCGGCGTCGCTGGTACGGACTACTTCGTTCTCTTCGTCTGGACCCGCTCGGACGGGATGGTTACGCCGGACGTGATGCGCGTCTGTGTCAGATAGCAAAGCAATTTATGGAGGTTAACATGAAAAAAATAACGATGGAGGAAAACCGTGGCTACGCCGACCGGACCTGAGCGCAGATTTTTGGCAGCGGGCGCGCGCAAGGCCGCCGTCTGGCGCACCGCCGTGGCACTCGGCGCAACCTACGGACTCAACTGCAAGACGATCTCGGGATTCAACCCCTCCCGCGACACGCTCGTCGCGGCCGAGATCGACAACCCGCTCCCGTTCAGCGGGCAACTCGACGTCTACAAGCCCGTAGACTTCACCATCGGAACGGACATGCTCTACTCGCCGGGGATGCTCGGGATGCTCATCGCCCAGTTCTTCGGTACGGCGGGCGCACCGGCGGTGACCGACACCACGGCGCAGACGCACACGTTCCAATGGGCCGACTCCAACTGGAACAAGTTCGCAACCGTGGCCGTGGAGTTGCCCGGGATCATCTGGGAGTGTCCGTCGGCGAAGGGCATGGAGTGGTCGCTCAAGGCGTCGGAGGGCGGGTTCGTCCAGTCGGAGATGAAGTTGCGCGGCACGCGGGTCATCGACGACTCGGCCGTCAACACCCTGACGCAGATGGACGCGCTGACCTACGACGACCGCGGCGCGATGGGCCGGGTGATGTTCGGCGACATGAGCGTCTACATGAACGGCGAGGCCGTGGCGACGGACGTTCTGGCGACGACGAAGCTCGAGGCCTCAGGCGTCGAGGTCACCTACAAGCGCACCGGCTACGACGGCGTCGTGGCGGCGGGGCTCCTCGACATCCAGGAACCGGCCGAGGGCGGTTACCCGGACATCCGGGTCAAACTCTCGTTCGCCCACATGGATGCGGTCAACAAACTGTTCCTGGCCGTGGCCATCTCCGAGGTGACGCAGAAGATCGGCATCAAGTTCTTGGGCAAGGTGCTGGCCGGGGCCGCGACGGTCTACCACGCGATGACGCTCTACTTCCCGAGGATGCGGATGCTCTGCCCGGAGGCGTCGTTTGACGACATCGTCAAGCTGGGCGTGGAACTGATCGCGGAGGAAGCGGCGGCCGAGCCGACGGGGATGACCCTCCACAGACCATATTTGACCTTGATTAATAAGAGGACCACGGACTACCTCACTTAAATAGTTTAAGGTCAACGACTTAAAGGAGCAAGAATGTCGAATATCAAATACAAAAAACTGGAACAGCTTTCGGGCTGGTTGGAGTATCCTCTGGTCACCGACAAACTCGACCCGCCTGTCTTCCGCTGCCGCCTGCGTCCCGTCGACGCCTTCAACATGATGGACGGCATCCCGGCGGACGGGAAGTTCAAGATGGGCCGGGCCACGGTCGAGGTCGTCATCGAGGCCGTCGCCGAGTGGGACCTCATGGAGAACGGGGAGCCGATTCCCGTGACGGCGGAGACGAAGGCGGGATATCTGCGGCCGATCATTGCCGAGGCCGTCGAGGGGCGTGACACGCTCCTCGGGATCGCCATCGTCCAGGACGCTCAGAACAGGGAACTTTTCTCAAAAAACTGACCGCCTTCCTCGCCTGGCAGTACGCGATCGGAAGCCGGACGGGGAAGGGCGAAAAGCCGGCAACGGAGCAACCGGCGATGGAGGTCGACGAAATTGAAGTCTGGAATTTCTACTGCCGGAACGCAAGGTTATTCGTCCAGGAGTACGGGCTGATGGAAGGACGAATCAACCGACTCGGCAGGCGGGGCCTCGACAGGGAGTTATTCGAGGACCGGCTTTCGCTCTGCCACGAGAAGATGGTGGAGATTCGGATGCGGGACGCGAGGGAGGATCAGGAAGCCGAGGCGAAACGGAAGCCCGGCGAACTCACGTTGACGGGAACGGAAAACGGGTGAGGTAGGAGAACAAGTTGAGCGATGTCCGATATTCGGTGCAGGTCGATGCCACCGGAGCCGTCACCTCCATTCAGAAACTTGACGCCGCTTGGAAGGGGATCGACGAGACACACGGCAAGGTGTCCAAGTCGGCCGGGTCGCTCTGGAAGCAATTCGCGCTCGGGCAGATCGCCTTCGACATGGCCCGGAAGGGCGCCCAACTTCTCAAGGCGGAGTTCCTTGATTCGCTCAAACAGGCGGCCGACTACGAAAAGGCACTCAAGGGACTCAATGCCGCCTTCGAGATATCCGGCCGGACGATGCCAGGGATGGCCGCGAACCTCAAGAACTATGCCAGCGAACTGGAGAAGCTCGGGCTGGCCGAGGATGACGAGGTTCTGCGATCCGAATCGCTCCTACTCCAACTGACAAGACTCAACGAGAAGGGGGTCAAGGAAGCCACGCGAGGAGCGATAGGCCTGGCAAGTGTCTTCGGTATGGACCTCCAGTCGGCAACCGAACAGGTGGCGAAGGGCATGGAGGGCAACTTCCTCATGCTCAATCGGCTCATCCCTGCGGTCCGCGAGGCCACGACGGAAGAAGGCAAGCGGGCGGCGATGATGAAGACGTTCGAATCGCTCTATGCCCGGGCCATCGCCGACACGCAAACCTACGCCGGACAAGTCAAGATGCTCGGCCTCGAATGGAAGAACGCCAAGCAGGAACTCGGCGGGGCGATCCTGGAGACGGGCGTCTTGCAGGGCGCGATGGAAGGCTTAACGGTCGTCATCAAGGGACTGACCGGGACGACTGCGCGGGAGCATAAGGCGGCGACGCTCGAACAGATCGAGGCCAACAACAAGGCCGGAGAGTCGTTGCGCAAGATGGCCGAACAACTCGGCTGGAACCGGACGGAACTGGCGAGCCTTCGCACGCATTACAACCTTTCAAGCACTCAGCTTTTGTCGTGGGTCAAAGACAACCTCTTGGGGGCGGATGCGGCGAAGGCACTCGCGGCCGTCCTGAAACTCGAGGCCGAGGAACTGGCGAAAACGAACCAGGGGTTCTCCGAGACCGGAACCGGGATGGCCGTGACGACTGCCTATGTTCAATCCCTGGAGGACCGCTACGAGGCCCTGAACGATGACCTCCGCGCGTTCCGTATGCTTTCCAGTCAGGGGAGGAACATCGAACCGCCGAAGCCGGAGACCAAGGGAACTCTCGGAGACATGATCGGCGGAGACTTGGGCAAGGTGGTTGATTCTGTCGATAAGGTCGAGGGTCTATTCGACGGACTCAAGACGAGCGTGGGCAAGACCATGACCGACATGGGGACAGAGTTGTCGAACCTCTCCGCGCAGATGTTCGGAGACATGGTCAATGGGTTCACGTCCGTCATGGACGGGTCCGTGAAGATGGGCGACATATTCAGCAAGATCGCCACGACGATGATCGCGGACCTGGGCAAGATGGTCATCGCCGAGATGATGTTCGGCAAGGCGAGCATCGTGGCTGCGCAGATGCAGGCCGTGGCGCATTTCATCGCCAGCATTTTCAAAAAGGTTCCCTTCCCGGTCAATCTGGTCCTGGCCGCAGGGGCCTTCGCCGTGGTTTCTGCGCTGTTCAAGAAACTCCTCAAGTTCGAGCAGGGCGGCGTCTTCACGAAGCCGACGATCGCCGAGGTGGGCCACGGAACGGAGTACGTCCTGCCGGAGCGGAAACTCATCAACCTCGTGCGCGACGCCATGCGGATGCCCGCGTATGCGGGCGCGCCCGCGATGGCGATGGCCGGGGTGGGCGGGGGCGGTGTTACCGTCCACTTCAACGGCCCGCTCATTTCGACCGTTCGGCTCTCGGACGCGGACATCGCCTCCGCCGGGGCCAAGATCAAGGCCGAGGTCGTGAGACAGATGCACCGACTGGGATGAGGAAACGATGGCAGACATCAAACTAGGTTTATACGGCGCAGAGGTAACGCTCCCGCAGGTCAACGCGCTCATCGGCTCCCGCCCTCCGATGCCGAGGGGCAAGCGGAAACAGGTCGAAATGGAGACGATGCTCGACGGGTCCGCCCGGGGGAACGCCAAGGAATACTCGCCGCAGACCTTCTCCCTCTCTTGGGCGCAACTCTCCGCCGCCGACGTCACGACGATCGAGACCGAGGTCAACCGCAACGTCCGGCTCCACTACCAGAACGCCTGGCATAGCGCGACTTGGTACTGGGTCATCGTCGCCGACTTCAAGGTGGACCCGGCCAACTACTTGGGGACCATGTATTACAGCGTCTCGCTAGAACTTCTGGAGGTCGGACCGTAATATGCAGGCCCTTGGAACTGTTACGTACGCCGACCTTAACACCCCGCTCCAGGAACTCCTCTACAAGTTGGAGATATACGACGGGGCGACGTGGTGGGACCTCAGCAATCTCCACGAGGCGTTGATCGACGGGGGACTCGAAGATTGGGCCTCGGCGACGAACCTCACGAGTTGGATAGAGGGCGTCGTCGGCACCTCCACGGTCAACCGCGACGCGGCGGAGGTCCACGGCGGGCTCTATTCGGTGCGGCTCGATATCAGCGCCGGGAACGACTACGCCGCCATCCAGCAATCGGACGTGCCGCTCAAGCGGCCGCTCAACTACTGCCTCTCCGGTTGGTACAAGACCGAGGCCGGGAAGACGGCGCAACTCGAACTCATCAACTCGGGAGTGGCCGATATCTACCTGAAAGAGGACGGGACATGGACGACCGATGTCACGTTCATTCACCTTGCGGCCGCGACGACGTGGACATATTTCGCCTACTACTTTACGCCCCACCCCTCCTACACGCTCTACAACGTGGCTTTCCTCCGGTACTCGGCGGCATCGAGCTCCATCTGGTTTGACGACCTGTCTATCTCGGCCTGTCCGTCCTACTACCTCAAGGAACTGTCCTTCGCGCAGGGCGGGGCGGGCATCACCCCGGACCCGATAGAGGGGACGTGGTCTGCTACGGTCAAGAACGACGACGGGATATTCCACCCGCGTCACCCGACCTCGGAGTTCGTCGATTTGCTACGCGTCGGGCGCAAGGTCCGGCTCTCCGTGGGCGCGCTCTATAACGGGGTCGCCAAGTACTGGCAACGGATGGTCGGCTACATGGACGCGCCGAAGTTCCAGGCCGCGACCAAGACTATCGCCCTCACCGGCGGCGACAGCATGAAGCCGCTAACGGACGCGTGCCTTCTGTTCCCGGACAACTACTGGGGGGGACTGGCGACGTTCGATTCTGTTTCTTCGACCGGAACGAGCGGCGACGAGGAATACGACGAGAGCGATGCGCTAACGCCCGGAGCCGGTGAGGTCAACGGTGCCCCCGCCTGGACGCCTAACGACTGCACTTTCTTGTCCTACGCAGACGTGGGAGGCGGGTCATCTTATGTAGGACGGCTGATCGTCACCGACGCCACGGAACCTTATGTTGAGGACGCGGTCGTCGGTTCGTTTGTCGGCGGGGTCGTCTATCTTTGCCGAATGAAATATAAGCGGGTCATCGGTACTGCGCAGGGGGAACTTTTCATGACCCAGTTTTCGGGCGGGGGCGACGTCATCATTGGGGATTCGAACATCCTTACGTCGGACGCCTGGGTAGAGATGTCGTTTCTCTTTGTGCCAATCCTAACCGGAGCCGTTAAGCTGAGGTTTGAGCTCGTGGGCGGATTTGCCGTCGCCGACGAGTGGCGCATCGACGAGTTTTCAATGAAGATTTACGAGCCCGCCTGGTTCCGCTACACGCTTCCCGCCGGGGGCAATGGTCCCCATTATGTAACGCTTGACGGCGAGCCGGTATGGCAGGGCGAACGGGACGAGAATGGTCACTTTAACGGCTGGCTCTATGACGAGGATCATCTCCTGTTCTGCTTCGACGAGTTGCGGCTAGTAAACTCAGGCACGGCCAACCTGCTTATTTACTACTATACCGACCAGGTGCTGGAGAACGTTGTCGCCGACATCTTGGCGAATGGCCCGGATGATCTTGGGGGCGGGGTCGGCCTTTATGCGACCCGAGCCGCGGCGTTGGCGGCAATGGACTATGTGGCTACGGGCATCACGCTTAAACGTGTCTGGTTCGATCCTGGGACATCGGTGCTTGATGCTATTCGTCAACTCTGCGAGCGGGCAAACTATCGGTTTTGGTTCGACGAGGCGGGCGTTCCGCATTTTAAACCGGCCTTCACGCACGGCGACGCCGTGGCCTGGTTCTCGACGAAGACCTGTTCTGACGCCGGCGAGTTCCAGGACCTCGAAGAGATCCGTAATCGCATTTCCATCGAGGGCGTGGAACGGGCCATGTACGCTTTCCGGGAGGACAGGACAAAGAGCCGGTTCACCGGAACGGCTTCGGATGCGGCCTCCATCGCCGCCTACCTTGAAAAGACCCACCCGATAGTGAACAGGTTGTTTCAGGATCAGGCGTCAATCGACGCCAGGGTCATCGCGCTGCTGGCGGAATTCAAGGACCCGAAACTCTACTCCGACCTGCGGGTGCCGAAGAACCCCATCCCGCTCGAGCGCGGGGACACGATAGAATGGGACATCGAGCTCCGGCCGCCCACGACCCCCGGCGGGACCGACGGACTCAAGAACACGGTCCGGGGGATAATCCGAGACGCCTCGTTCTCGGGCGACGGATTCAACTACAAATGCGAATTGAGGAGCACGGCCATGAACGTTGCCAACTATGCTACCGGTCCGGTCACGGTGACCGCCGAACATTGCAAGGGGTGGATGCTGACGAACGCCGGGGCCGCGGGTGACGTCCAGTTCAACCTCCCGGCCGCCGTCATCGGCATGGAGATTACCCTGTATGTACTGGCCGCTCAAACCCTGACCGCCCATCCGAACGGGACGGACCACATCGCCGTTCTGACGGACACGGCGGGTGACTACCTGAGAAGCGACGCCGTCATTGGGTCCTACTTGAAACTCGCTTGCCTTGCGGCCGGCCATTGGCATAAGGCAGATATTAGTGGCACCTGGACGGAGGAATAGCATGGCACTCAAACTCGCGGCGACTTTAGGGAACGTGGCCGGACCGGTCATCCCGCATCGGGCGTTCGCTCTCGACCAGGTCATCACGACGACGCTCGATGCGACCTACATGGGCCTCCTGATCGTCGGGGTCCCGGAGGACGCGGCCTGCGGGATCTGGCGCGTGGAGAATGGGGGCGGGGCGACCATCTCCGCAAACGCCCTGTTCACGAACACGAAGGACAACGCGGCCACCTATAACGTCTATTTCGAGGGCGGCTACCTCAAGGTCCAGAACAAGGTCGGAGCCGGGAAGACGCTGAGGATAAGCGTGTTCGGGCTCGAGGCCGCTACGGAGTGATGCCATGATTAAGAAACCTTCGAACGTAGACGCGGACAATATCCAGACGAGCGGGGGAGTCGTCAAGAATATCTCTACGCTCGGCGCGGGGGGCGATCCCGTCCCGGGACCTGCGGGCGCAGACGGGGTGGATGGCTACACGCCGATCAAGGGCGTCGATTATTTCGACGGGGCGGACGGGGCAGACTCTACGGTGCCGGGTCCTCCCGGCGCGGATTCCACGGTTCCAGGACCGAAGGGGGACAAGGGCGACCAGGGCGACCCTTCGACGGTTCCCGGACCTGCCGGTGCCGACTCGACCGTTCCCGGTCCTGCGGGTCCCGCCGGCGCGGATTCCACGGTCCCTGGGCCAGCCGGGGCCGATTCGACAGTCCCCGGACCCCAAGGTCCGGCGGGTGCCGATTCTACCGTGCCGGGTCCGAAGGGCGACAAAGGGGACAAGGGCGATACGGGGGAGGCCGGTGCGCCCGGTGGGTTCCAGTTCCCGGTCGGGTGGATTCTCCAGTCCGAGTGCAACATCAACCCCGGCACGTTCATCGGATATGGCACCTGGACATTGACGGGTACGGGCCGCGTGTTCGTCGGCATCGACCCGGCGGATTCGGACTTCGACACGGCGGGCAAAACGAGCGGGGCAAAGACGGCAACCCCGAGCGCACACGCGGGAGCGGCCGTCGGCGACCATGCGGCCCTCACGCACTCCGGGGCGGCTGTCGGCAACCATGCGGCGGCGGCAACGGGCGCGGCGAGTGCGGGCGCGACGCAGAGGGGGACGACCTCCTCGACCGTGACGCTCGGGGTGCACACGCATCAGACGCCCATCCTGACCCACTCTGTTACGCAACCCGACCAGCACGCGGCTCAGGTCCACAGCGTGACACAACCGGGGGCGCACGCCGCGCTGAGCGTCGTCCAGCCCTCGACGGCCTGCTACTACTGGAAGCGCACGGCGTAGCATGAGGGACCCCGATGACCCTCCGCTGTTCGTTTCTCCTCTACTTCGCGCTTGGTCTTGTTACGGACGTACTTGTCGTCCTCTACTACCGTATGATCCAAAGCGGGAACGTCCTCCCCGCCGTGATACTGTCCGCGCTGATAACCCTCGTCCCGCTCTTTGTCGTGGAGCGGGGGATTACCGCGAAGGATAGGCGGCTGTTCGTTGCCTACGCCTTGGGCGCGGGCGCGGGAACGGCGTTGGGGATGATAATCTGATACCCCACAGACCGCGAAAACCCTGCCATTGTAGGGTAAGTCCGAATGACGACGGTCTTGGTCATGTGACCGAAAAGGCCGTTTGCCCGTTTTTGGGGCCTGCGCTTCGATTTAAGCGATGAACGCCCTTTTGCCACCTCCGGGGCGGGGATGAACCCGAACGCCCGAATTTGATGGACAAACCCCCCTGCCGTTTGAAAGTTAGGGGGTCATCCGCGACGCGTATCCAATATCGTCCCCAGAAACCGGGATTCGCGGGGACGCCGAGGGGCGAAAAAAGGCCCGTTTCCCCGAGAAACATGGTTTCCCCCTGATGCCTAATGCTTGTTCGAATCCCTCTCCCTCCGCTTTAACGCTTTTCTAATCAGTCGGTTGGGGCATAAGCGCGGAGGATTGTCCCCATTTTCGAGGCGACAGCCCGCATCTTCGGCTCGTCGGAGTGGGTGTAGCCGAGCGTCGTCCGGTAGTCGGAATGGCCCGCCATGCTCTGCACCGTCGGCCCGTCCGTGATTTCCGTTGCCCTCGAAACCCAGGTATGCCGGAGCATGTGGAAGGTGAAGTCGGGGATGCCGAGCGCGCCACGCCCGCGAAGCTGATAGACGGCTTTCGAAACGACGCGGGGATCTCGCCGGTCGAGCGGGAAGACGTACTCGCCGGCCGGCGGCTGGCGCGAGATGACCTCGAGTGCTTCGGGCGACATGAATATCCGCTTCGCCTTCATCGGGGACTGTCGTCCGCGCCGCCGGAACTTCGTCCGGCCAACGGGGAGGCGGATGATATCGCGGTCAATCTCAACCCGCTTGAGTCCGATGATTTCGCTGAGCCGCGCCCCGGTCAGAAGGCCGAACAGGGCCAGATCGTAAAGCACCTCGTGGACGGGCATGTTGCGCGGTCCGGCCAGGGCCTCGGCCCGGATTCGGCGCAAGGAGGAGAGGAGCGTTGAGATTTCTTCGTCCGAAAGCGCGCGGCGCCCGGACCGGTCCTCGACGAAATACTCGTAGTTGTCGAGCGGATTCGTGGTCAGGACTTTCTCGCGGATGGCGATTTCGAACAGGTGATGAAACGCCTGGATGTAGCGGTTGACCGTGGCCGATTCGTGATCTTCGAGGAG